CGCTCCGCGAGACCAGTTCCATCTGTGTGAGGCCAGTTACTGCGAAGCCAGTTCCTACAGAATAGTCTGGTCTACGTTGCCTCAATTTGCGTGAGGTCGGTTTTTCTTGCTCCGGCCTTGCGTAGCAAGGCTACACGAAGAAATTTGGCCTGTCAAACTTTTTTTGAAAATTTTGTTCCAAGGGGTATGTAGCGTTTGTTCCAAAATCGAAAAGTGCTTGGAACAAGATAAGTGCTTGATTCTATTAAGAAAAACACGGTTTTGTTCCAATGTTCCAATGTTCCAAGATAGAAGCAGCGTTTCGGACATGGCAGGGAGCAGCCAGCGTAGAAAATTTTGATTATAAATCTACGCCCTTAAAAATTCTTCATACCCTCCGGCTCCCCTTATTCTCAAAATCGTGGAACATTGGAACAAATCCCCTATTTATTACTTTTTTACTAACTATATATATATCTATTCTACAACTCTACACTTTGCCATTTCCTTATAAATCAAGCACTTGCAAAAACCTCCCTCCCCCAACATTTCCCACACTTTGAAGCATTCGTAAACTTTAAAATTCTGGAACACGTGGAACATTGGAACAAACTTTGTTGCACTTGAGAACTTTTTTTACGACGGATTCCTACACCTGCACTGCCAGCAATAAAAATAACTCGATCCAGTCACCGTATCATTTGATACGGTCTTATCCCATCTTTTCACCCCATTCCCCAGACGCCCACTCACTTCCTAGTAAAAAACATCAAAAATCTACAAAAAATCGGGAACTTTCGCCCGTGAGGATTGTCTAAATAGGGTGCAGGGCGAAAACCGTCCTGCGAGACAACCCCACCGTATCAATTGATACGGTAAGACAGACAAGAGGTGAACGATATGGTGCGTAGAGATTACAAGTGGCCTAGCACGGGTCGCCGTCGCCGCGAGGCACGAGCGCGTAAGGTAGCCGAACTGCTCTTTTTCGGTTCATGCGTGAACTTAGTGACATTCGGACTGGTCGAACTTCTGCCCAATGGCCTATGGCTGCACTTGCTGGCACTGATAGCAGGGACGGTAGGGCTGACTTACCAGATCATCCAAACAACCCGAACCGCCCAAACAACCAAAACCCGCCGAGCGTATCAAATGATACGGAGCCGAAACTAATGTGGTGCGTGAAGTGTCAAACAGAGCAGGTCGCTGATGGTCGGGTCAAGGCGGGATTCATTACCTGCCTACGTTGTGGCGAGGCTGATGCCAAGCGGGTGAGGTTTACGGTAGCCCCTGCCTACCACAAGGGGCCATACACGGTACACAGCGATAAAACAATGTTGCGTTACATCAGCCGCCCCGGTCGCGGCTCAGATTACTGAGGAGACCAAAACATGACCAAAAAAGACTATGAACTGATGGTAGCGGCACTATCGGCAGTGCGGGCGGAGTCGGCGGGTGACTCCGTGAGTTATGAGGGTATCTGTCGTCAATTAACGACCGTACTCCAGCGGGACAACCCGCGTTTCAGCCGAGACCGATTCCTAGCAGCGTGTGGCGTATCAATTGATACGCAGGAGGTGTGAGGTGAACGAGACAGATTTAAAGATTATTGAGATGCACTACGAGGACGGCATGAAGGAGTCTGAAATTGCTGCATCGCTAGGTCTTCCGACCGCCGTTGTCCACGAGGTGCTGTTTGCCTATGAAGAGGGAGACGGATCGTGAGTGAGTACGACGATAAAGACATTATTAAAGATACTGTCGAGGATCTGACTAGACGTATTAAAGAATCTACAGAAAAGTTGAAAGAACTACGGAACTTACAGGAAGACTTGCGGTCTAAGATATTCGTAGAGAATTCGTTTCGTAGGTATTTGCAGTACAAGTTAGACCGAGTGAAGAGTAAATCAGACGAACCAAACAACCCCGTATCAAATGATACGGCTAACTAAAGAGGTGACAACGTGGATACAAGTATGAACAACGCAGGAAATACTCAAAATACCCTGCTGAACAAGCCGAACCATATTATTTCCCTATCCTCTGCTTGTGTGTTGGTCTCAGTGGAATCGCACGTATGGAACGCGACAGTACAGGATCGTGAGATCAGCAACGAAGTAACGTCGGCTAAGAAGGCAAGCAAGGACAGTGGCAAGTTTGTGAAGAATCTCCTTGCCAATAACGCCGAGCACAAGGCGGTGCTGAACTACCGACAGACTATTTATAACTGGGTGCAGCGGCATACCTATGACTGGGCGGGATCGCAACGCCTACTACCCGTCGTGAACCTTGCACGGTTCCACCAAGAATACCGTGAGCACGAGAAGAAGTTTATGGAGTTGGTGGACAACTTCTTGGACAAGTACCCGACTATCGTGAGTAACATGGCGTTTGTACAGGGCGATATGTTCGACCGGACGGAGTACCCCGACGCGGCGGAGTTACGACATAGGTTTTCGGTGGACTTAATCCAGAGCGAGGTGCCGACGGGTGACTTCCGCTGTGCCATATCCCAAGACTTGCTGAACGACATGAGTTTGCACTACGAGAAGCAAGCCAAGCGCATGGTCGAGGATATCTTGTCCAAGCAGTCTGAGCAGTTGGTCGATGTGATGGAGTCGATCAGTTACTGCTGCGAGACTGAGACTACTGTGGATGAGAACGGCGAGGTCAAGGTGCGTAAGCGCAGACTCTATGACTCTACGTTGGAGCGAGCACGCGAGTTGTGCGAGACGTTTCGGGACTTTAACTTGGTCGCTGACCCTAAACTTGAGCAAGCCCGTGCTGCACTGGCGAAAGCATTGGACGGTTTGACGATTGATGAACTGCGGAACTCAGACACCAAGCGTGTCGTGATTAAAGAATCTATTGATGACATCTTGAAGACGTTCGGGGCGACTGTATGAGTCCGTTGGAGAGACAGTTAATTATGGCGTTAGCGGAGACGTTGGCGCTCATTGACACGCGAAATTTATCTCCAGAGCAGGAACTTATATATGTTCATGCGGTCGAAATACTGACCGATGCGATGGATAACTGTAGTGACTGTGTAAACTTTTAACTAAGAGGTAATGACTGTGGGTAACAAGACTATTAACTTCAATACGCCTGTCGAACTGGGCGATGTGCCGAATCTGATCGCAACGATTGGGCATCACCGGACTATCTTGCTGCGTGGCGAGCCGGGTATCGGCAAGTCAACGGTGCTCAAGCATCTTGAGACGGTCATGGGCAAGGACTATGACTACATATACGTTGACTGCCCGGTGATGGATGTGTCTGACATCGTGATGCGGATACCGAATCATACGACCAAGACTTTGGAATCGTACGTGTCTGAACTGTTCAAGATGGACAACCCGAAGCCGAAGGTCATCATGCTCGACGAGTTGAGCAAAGCCAACAAGTTGTTGCAGATTATCTTCACCCGTTTGACGTTGGAGCGTACGGTTGGTGATGCGAAACTGCCTGCGGATTCTATCGTGTTCATCACGGGTAATAATTCATCTGATGGTGTCGGCGATACCCTGTCGGCGCACGTGCTGAACCGCCTGTGTGTGATCAATGTACGCAAGCCCGATGCTAAGCGGTGGGGTGTTTGGGCGACGGATAATAATATTTCCCGCATTGTCCGTGCTTGGGTGGCGATGAACCCGTCATGTCTTGCGTCTTATCTTGACGGTGGGCAGGAGCAGAACCCGTTTATATTCGACCCGGCCAAGCCCATTACATCGTTCGTCACGCCAAGATCATTGGTCGGTGCTAGCGAGGTGGCTAATAACGCCAACAAACTAGGCCAGTACGTGACACAGGCAGCCATGGCAGGTCTTTGTGGCGGGGCGTTTGCCGAATCTATCGCAGCGTTCATGTCCATGGAGAAAGAATGGGTCAAGGTGCAGGACATTCTGGCTGATCCCGAGAACATTCAGATTCCAGAGCGTCCGGCGGTGCTGTTCCATGCCATGTTCAGTGCAGTGGATGTGATTGAGACGCAGGATGAACTGACTGCGTTTATGAAGTTTGTTGCGCGTATCAAGTCTGAAGAGGTTCAGAATTGTTTTTACTCCATGGCGTTTGAATCCAAGCGCACGGCACGACTGGCGCGTAACAACAACGAGATGCGTCAGTGGGGCATGAAGAACATTGAACTTCTGGTCTGATGGGTGGTCTAACTAGTAAGAGGTAACAGTATGAACGCAGTCATGCGCGAAGTGGATTTTGAGACTAGGCTCAAGAAGGCCAACGTCAAGTTGATCCGTCATCCAGAGACTTGTCTGTATGGTGGCGTAATCTTGATGGGTGAGACTTCTGTTGTGGATAACCCTGCCGACTGTCCTACGGCTTACACCGATGGGCTGAACAAACGGTATGGCCGTGCCTTCATGGAGAAACTCACTGACGAGGAGATCCGTGCGATTGTCTTGCACGAGACTTTACACGTGATGCTCAAGCATATTCCCCGTCACAAGGATCTGATGAAGGAGAATGCCCGGCTTGCCAACATTGCCATGGACTACGTGGTGAATGACATCATCATGAACATCCAAGACAAGACTCTGTGCAAGTTGCCCAAGGATTGTTTCTACGACCCTATGTTCCACGAGTGGTCTGTCCGTAGGGTGTACGAGTATCTGAAGAAGGAGCAGGAGCAGGGTAAGGGTGGTGGTCGCCCCCAAGAATCGTTTGATGAACATGGAGAAGATCTTGTACAAGGCATGGAGCCGGGCGATCTGGAGAAGATTACGCAGAAGGTTGATGAAGCAATCCATCAAGGCGGGACATTGGCAGGACGATTCGGTGCCAAGATTCCGCGTGTCATTAAAGATCTGATGCAGCCCGATATTGACTGGCGCGAGGTGTTACAAGACTTTTGGAATTCCCATGTACGTGGGGCCGATGAGTACACGTGGCGTAAGTTTAATAAGCGGCGCGTGGCTGATGATATCTATTTGCCAAGTGCGATCAACGAGACGATCGGTGAGGTGATACTGGCGATTGATACATCCGGCTCCATCGACAACACAGACATTGCCAAGGTCGCATCCCGCATCCAAGAACTGTGCGATACCCTGCCACCCGAACGTATACGGATTCTTTGGTGGGACACCGAGGTGCATGGTGAGCAGGTCTTTGAGGGTAACTACTCAGAGGTCAGTCGTATGCTCAAGCCTGTGGGTGGTGGCGGTACCCGTGCCGGATGTGTGAGTGAGTACATCGCTAAGAATAATCTTAACGCAGACTGCATGGTGGTGTTCACTGACGGGTACGTGGAAGATCCCGTGATATGGAATACAAACATCCCGGCTATCTGGATCATCAAGGAAGGTGGGCGCGAAGAGTTTGTGCCGCCAAGTGGGGGCAAGCGCGTGGTGATGAAAGCCTAAGCGTATCATTTGATACGGTGTTTCGGACTTATAAACAAGAGGTAATTGATCATGGCTAGAACCAGTAAGATTAAGTTTAACGTTGAAGATCTTTTCATAGAAGGGCAGCACGACGCTGTTACCAAGCAAAAGATCGTTGCCAGTAGTCTGTTTCCGATTGCCGCTACGATGTACAACACGGCAGAGAAGCAGTTGCGTATCGGTACGGTAATGTTTAACGGTGACGGATCGGTGAGTGCTTTGAACCTTGTCTCACCGCTTGGCATGAGTATCGCAAGACTGACCGCAACAGGTCAGCAGTTTACGGCGTATGCACCTTGGAACAACCTTGACCGTAATCCTAGCAAGACTTTACTGTCGTCGATCAATCCCAAGTACGTGCAAGCCAAATTTAGACAAGGCTCATCGCATCCTAATTTCGGGCTGTTTGAATCTGCCGTAAGAAACGCGCAGGATAAAATTAACTTTTTGGTACGAGAGTTCGCCGATGACTTTATAGACAATTTGAATGGTCGCAGGGTCAGTGGACGGCCAGAGATTAGTTCGCTTGATTCTGAGTTGACTACGCTGCTAGTTAGGGCGTACATGGGTGACATCTCGCTTATAGATATACCGTCTCAATGTAAGATGAGACTTGACTCTGTGATAAGGGACTACCAAGAGAGCACAAATAAATTCAAAGACTCTATCAAGAAGAGTTATGACTTCTTTGACGGTAACAAGTGGGTCTATATCACGGACATCAATGACGGTGTGGTACTGGGCGCGATCAGCCCCGAGCCTGTGCGTGCAGCACTGGATAAATATGTTACGGAGGGGCGTCTGCCTTACACACGCGCTCACAGTCAGACTCCGTATCAGTACATCAAGCCAGAGGTAGAATTTAAATGGTACAAGTCGTTTGACTGTATTCCTGAACCGTTGAAGGGTGAGTTGGAATACTCTATTGCCATGCTCAAGGCACACCGAGCGACGGACGGTGATCTTTTTACTGAGTGCGGCAATTATTTCTGGCCGGAGATGGGTGCGGCGCGTTTTTGGGGTAATCCTCACTCTGCCAAGGTATTGCTGCTCCCGATGTGAGGTAATTATGTATGAGTCTATTAGACGTTAGTGCCTCACTGTATCCCATCAAAGACGGGTACTTGGAGAATCATTATGCGGTGTGGATGCACCGAGTGAGTTACTACGAGTTTGTTATATACGTGGGTAAAGATTACATAAGACGATTTACGCTCGACACTTTGCCTGAACTGATTAAAGAGAAACTTGTATTGATTCATTCTGTTGGGAACAACCGTCTTCAAGAGCCGCAGATGTCTGATGCTTTACGTGAAGTTGGCTGGCTTGCCGGTAATTCCATGTACCAAATTATTTTATCTGATGAATATTTGAAGGAACTATCTGGAGGAGCGGAACTTGACACCGGAAGGAAGAGTCAAAAAGAAAGTGAAGGAGGTGCTGAATGACCTTGGCGCTTACTACACGATGCCCATGGGAACTGGCTTCTCTTCTTCTGGGGCGCCGGATTTTATTATTTGTATCGCCGGGTTGTTTTATGGTATAGAGTGTAAAGCAAACGGTGGTAAGCCCACCGCGCTTCAGTTGAAGCATCACGACGACATTCGCAAAGCGGGTGGAGTCGCATTAGTAGTCGATGAAACAAACGTAGTAAATCTACGCAAGGAGTTATTAAATTATGTCGAAGAAAGCAAAAATCTTGTCCCTTCTGAAGTCGGGCAAGTCGATCAACACGGTCGCAAAGTTGGTAAAGGTAAAGCCGCAGTACGTGTATTACGTGCGGTGGATTGATAAAAACAAGGAGCCGTCAAAGATTGTAAAGGCGGTGAAAGAAACGAAGGCCGAATTAAAGGCGTTGCTCCCGCAGTCTGATCCCGTCAATCATCCCGCGCACTACAAGGCCGGTGGCGTTGAGACCATCGACTTCATCGAAGCGAAGGATCTGAACTACCGCTTGGGTAACGTGGTGAAGTACGTGAGCCGTGCCGGTAAGAAGAACTCTGATCCTGTGCAGGATCTTGAGAAGGCCGCGTGGTATCTGAATCGTGAGATCGAAGCGAGGAAGTCTGCGTGAAACCCAAGAACGAGTTTGCCTTCCCGCAATTAGAAGGCGACCGTCTTAAATGGTGGGGGCATGGCATGACTTTGCGTGATTACATGGCTGGTTACAGTCTTAACGCATTGATTCAAGCGCATGGGATTGTCATGCGCCCCGAAGAAGCAGCACGAATTGCGTATACCTACGCAGACGCTATGTTAACCGAAAGAGAGGCTAAAAAATGAATTCACTACAGATTGGACGGTCAAGGTTCAGTCAGTTCTTTTGGGAAATTGTCGATGACAAGGTTTCAGAGTACCCGTATGAAGCGATAGAAAAGATTATCAAAGACCAACAACATCTACGGGGAGAAGCCGACTACAACACCGGCTCACTGTCCTACGACGATGCCGTTGAGTTGTACAAATTAGTGAGAGTCTTTGCCCCTCAAGTCATTGCCGAGGTGGGTACGTTTATTGGTGTATCTACAAGAGTGATGCGAGAGGGGGCGTGGTCAGCAGACATTCACACGTGTGACATGACTAACGCAATTAATATCAGTCCGGTCACCGACTCAAAACTTTTTCAATACCCCAAACTTTCATCAACAAGCATGTTTCGGCATTTGGCTGAAGAAAAAATCGTCGTTGATTTAATTTACCTTGACGGCAGGATACAAGCAGAAGACTTTGACTATCTTGCGAGTATTACTCACGACAAAACCGTAATTGTTTTTGATGACTTTGAGGGCATTGAGAAGGGCGTGGCTAACGCGCTGATGCTTGAGCATCCAAGTCGTGTACTGATCTACCCGCGTGGGGACAACAAGACCGCTGTGTCAATGCCCGTTAGA